CGCATTACATAAAACTAATCATCACTTTCTTTTATCCAAAGGAATGATCTTGGTTCAAAATGGAAATGTTGGCGAAATACTAAGCGCCCCTTACCATGAGATTACACAGCCCGGCGATAAGCGTTCTATATTTGCCATGGAGGATAGCGTGATTACTACCTTTCATGTAACAGACTTAACTGATGTAGGCGCTATCGGTGATTTGATTTTAGGAGAAGAGTTATGACATGGTTTACAGTGGCCGCCGTAGTTGTCGGCACTCTTGTTACCGCTGATGCGCAGAAGAAGGCAGGACAGCAACAGCAATTTGATATTGAGCGTCAAGCCGAGACTGAAAAGTTATCCGCTGAGGGTGAAGAAATTAAACGCAGAGAAAGGCTGAATAAAGTTCTTTCTGCAAATGTTAGGTCTGCAGCTGCTTCTGGCATAAAATCAGAGGGTAGTAGTCAGGCTGTCGCATTAGATACCGCTAAAAACATATCAAGCTCAGAAGGTGCGGAATCATTAAGCCAGAGAATTAGGCAAGATATGTTAAAGCGTGAGGGTAATGCGGCGAGACAACAAGGTAAGACTCAAGCTACATCAACACTATTGCAAGGCGGCATGAACGCGTACAAAGTGAGCAGATAAATGTTTCAAAAAATCGAGAAGTACGGAACAATCAGACCGTTAACCGCTGGCAATAACGCCAATACGGAACGCTTAAAGTCGCTTGCTAATCTTGGGCAGGCAGCAAGCAATATAGCTTTTGATATCGGGAAAAAGAAAAGAATCAAAGAAGGTCAGATTGAGGGCGCTAAAGCTGGTACAGAAGCGGCTGAAACCGGTGTGGCACCAGAAGAGAAAAGCAGCTTTATACCTAGAATCTTTGATGATGCGTTTAACGATGCACAACAAGGCGCATATCTTGCGTCTGTCGATAACCAAGCGATTACTAAACTAAGTGAACTTGAGTCACAATTTGGTTATGACGTTGAAGGGTATCAAAAAACTTCAAAGGGAATGCTTGACGGCTTAGTTAAGAATGCCCCAGAAGCTTATCGACAGCCATTAACCGAGTCTATCAATAATTATATCTCTCGCGGAAGTATGCGAGTAAATAACAATATTGTTAAGCGTGGGCAGGAAGAAACCAAAAGCGAATTAGAGGCTGCAAGCAAATCATATTCTGATAACGCTGCACGCTTTGCACAGTTAGGCGACTACGATCAAATGGAAGATATGATCGACAAGCTTGAACTTACGACTAGGGCGCGGGTATCTGCTGGCATTATCTCGAAAGAAGAGGGTGCAGAAACTGTTATGGGCGCTAGAAAAGAAGTGTTCAGGCAGGAAACTAAGCGTGACATCTTAGATACTGGGCGAACAAATTACAGTAAAGCGGTAAAAATGCTTGATGATTTTGAGCGTAAAACACCACCTAACCATACCCCTGACGAACATGAAACGAATGTCGATTCAATTAGGGCAGATTTAAGACGGCTTGAGCCTGAAAAGAAAAAGGCGAAGGAGTCTAGCGGCTGGCTTAAGAAAGCGACCGCATCTATAAGTGCTGGCTTTACTCTTTCCAGTGCTGACAAAGCAGAAGGTGCTTCGTTGGTTGCTGGCACTGACAAGCAAGAAGATTACGAACGATTGGTGCAAGCTGATAACTTTTCGCGTCTACCCTCGTCACAACGCAATGCAATCTTAGGCCAATTAAATGATGCGGGTACGTTACAAGCTCAAACTGACTTTATAGCCATGAACAAGATACATCAAAATGTTCTTCAAATGGCTAAAGATGACGGTATGGCTTTAGCTGAAAGGCAAGGCATTGTAGACCCCGCTAGTATTGAGGGTGGGGATATGGTTGAGCGTAACGAACAAGCAGAAGAATTAAGCGAAAGATACGGCGTAACTGTAAGCCCGTTTAAGGTTAGTCAGATCGAATCCCTTGTTGAATCTATGGCCGACAAAACCCCATTAGAGAAAGCAGAGTTAGCCATGGGCCTTGGTGGCAATGAAGCTACTTATCGGCAGCTAGATAAAAAGAACGCGTCAACCTTTGCCATGTTATCCGCTAGAGGCGACAAAGATATTGCTAAAGCTGTGTTTACAGGCGAAGAGCTGATAAAGACCAAGCAGTTTAAATTACCTCCTCGTGAAAAATACATGGTAGATGTTGAAGCCTATCTCGGCGAAGCTGGCGAAGTGTACCAAGTTGAAGATAGGGCCACTATCATCAAGGCCGCTCAAAACTACTACGCCACGCTAGGTGATGACGAATATACGCCTGCATCAATGGAGAAAGCGTTGCTAGCTATTACTGGCGGGATCGGTACGGTTAATGGTCGCCGAGTTGAATTACCTCAAGGGGTGGATGAAGACGATTTAGACGACTTCTTTAACGAGATAAATCCTAAAACCTTAGAGCAGTTTGGCGGCTTACTTCACCCGCACGATATCGAAGATGTTCGTGATGGAAATTTGGTATCTGTCGGTTCTGGTCGATACCAGTTAGAAATCGAGGGGATGAGGCAGTACAATAGAAAACACGAGCCTTTTGAGATTGAAATTACACCAGAATTAATTATGGGTAACGAGCAGATCAACCAAATTCCGCTTGACGAAGCTAAGGCTGCTAACATTGATCGCTATAAGCAGGATCAATTAAGAAAGGCAGAAGCAGCCAAAAGACGGAGGGCTAAATAATGCCTTTTGTATCTGCGCGTGACGAACGAGTAAGGTCGTCTGATTTAAATTTTCAAGAAGACTTCAAACCTAAATCGACTGCGGGTGATGTCTACGGCGCGACCATTATGCAAACCATAGATGAAGACCTCACTATATCCTCAAAATTAAACCGTGAGTCGTATCGAGAAAGAAAATCAATAGTTAAAGATTTGATTGAGTCAGGCGAGATTAACGGACGGGATTATGTGGTTAAAGGTAATGGTCGAGCGTGGGGTGGCGGTGGCGCTTCTACGTTTAACTATGATGCCTTATCTGAAAAATACCCACAAGTACGCAAAGATAACGACCTTCGTGAAGAGCGAAACGCAACACTTAAATCACGAAGAGATTACGCTAACGATGTCTTTGAGCGCGGCCCAGCATGGCCTAGATTTATCGCTACACCTCATGCGCTTTTGCTTGATCCTGTATCTGTTGTCACCATGCCTATCGGGTATTCGGTTGGTACAGCTCGAGGATTGCTTGCCGTAGGGAATGCCATGCTAAAAGTTGGCGCTACTGAAATGCTGGTGGAGACAGGAATTCAAGGATTTGTATACGGCCATAAGCAAGACATCGACTCTCCTTACAGTTACCAGGAGGCACTAACTAATATTGGTGCTGCGGCTTTCGGTTCTGCGCTACTGGCCGGCACAGGTATGGGCATTAAAGAATACATATCGAGCATAAGAACGAAGACTAAAGGTTTGCCCCAATCTGAGCAATTAGACTTTGCTGATGAAACACTCGCACGCATGGAGGACACTTTAAGTGACAACCCTTTACGTAAGGAAGGTATGACATCGAAAGAGCTTGTAGAGGCTGATAAAGAATTCTTGACTGAGCTGGAAGTGCGTAGAACTAAAGTCGATCCTGTACAGGTTGAGCGTAAAGAATATGCTAAAATAGATGGCACGCCACAAGCTAGTAGCCGTGAATTGTCAGTAATGGACAGAATAGGGCAGGCAGAAGAATACAAGCAGGATATGCTTGCGTATGAGCAGAGATTTAAAGACCCGGTAGATATGACTGACCCAAGGGAGCAGCCAGCCATAAGTGAAGGGTTTAAAATTACAAACGAAGCCGTGGCAACCAAGAAAAGCCGGGCTGAGTCATATAACCATTTAATTAAACCTGATTATGATACTGATTCATTATTGATAGCGGTAGCGAAAAAAGGCGGGTTAGATAAAAAGGCATGGCAGGGCGATGATATATCGCTTGGTGATTACGGGAACTCGCCTAGCGTGAATAAGATATTTAGCAAAGCCACATTTAGAGATGGGGGTATGACCCCTGATGACCTTTCTGAATTTCTTTTTGAGAATGGTTACACTCCTAAGATGGTAGATGCAAATGAAGCTATCAGACTGGTAAAACAAGAGCTTGACGGGGATTTAGTATTCACCCCAAATGGGGCAGCAAAAAACCTAGAAAATGATTTAGATCAAAGAATGTATGATAGCGACCTAGAGGATGAGCTTAGAATACAGACGGAGCGAGACGCATACACGGACGGAATGAGTGACGAACAAATAAGAATGTTTGATGAAGCGCTCAATATGGATGTCGAGCCAAAAACGTACAATCAAAATCAATTGGATAACTTCACCAAAGAACAAGAGGCGCTATATGAAGCTTACGCAAAAAGAGTGGATGAAGAGGGTAGAACTAGCAAGAGCAATGAAAGCGAAGCAAAAACCAAAGAAACAGAAACTAGAGCTGGTGTCTCCATAGAAATTGATGGGGTAAGGTACGACTCAAACGAATATATAAAAGGTATTGATTCTGAAATTGAAGGAATCGAAGCCGTTAACAGGTGCTTATTAGGATGAACCCTTGTATCAGTGCAGCGTTAAAAGCTGGAAAGATCACCAAAGACTTAGCGCAACGATTAGATTCAGCGGAAGATTTGAATTCTGCTATTGAATTTGAAACGCTAGGGCTTGCACGCAATAAGCGCGAGGCGGCTATTCAAGGTGTTCGTGTGGCTGATGGGTGGGAAGACGTTAAAAAGCATCCTAAAGGCGGCTATTATGGGCTTAAAGCAAAGATGGCTAGAGATTTAAAAGAAGCGGCTGGATACGCTAATGTGGATAAGCTTTCCGTGGCTAACGAGTTTAGATACCACTCAAAATTTGCCGAAGCATTGCAGGCATTTAGAACTAAGAATATTGGCTTTACTCAAGATAAGGAAGGTTTGAATAAGCTGGTTAGGGCGCTTTATGGTGAGGCTGTTGATGATCCAGAGATAATGAAGTTTGCTAAACAGTGGGGTGATCTTGCTGAAGAAATGCGGTTAGATTTTAACGCTAAAGGCGGTTCAATATCTAAGAATGAAAAATGGTTATTACCGCAGGTGCATGATGCGAGAGCCTTGTTAGATGCAGGGCTGGATAATTGGAAAGCATATATTAAGCCGAGGCTTGACCTGTCAAAAATGACCGACAGTTTTGGTAAAGCTTTAAATGCTGACGAGCTAGACGAAACCCTCGATTATGTATTTGAAACTATAACCACTGGCGGCCTAAATAAAGTTAAAGACCTTACCGCCCCAAGACTAGGGACTAAAATATCTCGACGCGGATCACAGGAAAGATTTTTGTATTTTAAGAAAGCTGACGATTGGATGAACTACAATGAGCAGTTCGGAAAAGGTAATGTTCTTACAACGCTAACCGACCATATACAATCAAAAGCAAACGCTACAGCCATGATGGAAGTGTTTGGACCTAATCCACAAGCAGCATTTGATACGCTATTAAGCATGGTTGAAAAAACTAAACCGCTTACAGGCACACAAAAAACATCATTGAAGGCTTTATGGAATACGACATCTGGGAAGATTAATGGCGGCGACTATGTTGGGCTTGGTGAAGCAGCGGCAGCAACAAGAAACGTGATAACGGGAACAACGTTGGGTGGCGCAATGATTAGTGCTGTCGGCGATGTAGGCTTTCAATTCATTACTGCGAAAACAAACGGCACATCTTTCATGAAAACGATGGTCGAAATGATGGGGCAGCTAAACCCGCTAGACCCGAAAGACCAAATGTTTGCGGCTCAGATAGGTATGGGGCTTGAAGAATTCGCTGGGCTTGCTTCTACGGCTAACCGCTGGGCAGATACATACGGCACAGGTGTTACAGCTAAGGTGGCTGATGGCGTGATGCGAGCCTCGTTTTTATCTAAATGGACTACTGCGGGACGCAAGGCTACAGGAGTGGTTCTGGCTGGAAAGCTTGCGGAGAACTTCGGGAAAAGTTTTGATTCTCTTGACCCAAAATTGATAGGAGTGTTTGAGCGGTACGGAATTGATAAGGCAGCATGGGACACATTCAGAAAAACGACTCCACAGGTTCGGCGCGGAGTTAATTTTGCAGATTACACACAGCCCGGAGGGGAGAAGTTTCATCGTATGGTGCTAAGCGAGTTGGATTTCTCTACTCCAAGTCCAGATGCTAATACTCGAGCAATAACTACGGGCGGTAAAGAGCGTAATAGTGTGACAGGCGTGCTTGTAAGAACGCTTACTAATCTTAAATCTTTTCCTATAGCGGTAATACAAACTCACGGCTATAGAATGGCAAACCAAGAAGGTATGGGCAAGCTACAGTATGCAGGTTTATTGTTAGCCACGACCACATTAATGGGGGGTGCTGCGCTACAGATGAAGGATATCGCATCAGGTAGAACGCCAAGAGAAACAGGCTTCGAGGATGGTGATATAGAAAAAATGGCAAAATTCACTATCGCATCTATGGCGCAGGGCGGCGGCACAGGTATATTGGGTGATTATCTTTTCTCTGATGTTAATAGGTTTGGTGGCGGGATAGCCTCATCACCTTTCGGCCCCACAGGAGAGCTTGTCGAGAAAACTGCGGAAGTTACGTGGGGAAATTTTCAGCAATTCCTAGCGGGTGACGAGACAAACCTACTACCTGAAACGATTCAATACTTTAAGCGATATACTCCTGACGTATGGCAAACAAGATTGCTAACAGATGCAATGTACGATCAATTAACCATCATGGCCGATCCAAGATTTAACAAGAAGTTTAGCAGGCAAATGAGAAAACGAAACAAAGAATACGGCCAAGATTATTGGTGGAAGAAAGGCGAAATTACCCCGGAGTTTGCACAATGACCATTTTAAATAACGGAACACGAAACCAGTATGTCGCCACAAGTGGGCAGACTGTGTTTAATTACAACTTTGAGATAATCGCGGCGGCTGACATCGTGGTTTATCAAGGTGAGACTTTACTAGTATTAACTACCGATTACACCTTGACGGGTGTGGGCGTAGATACTGGCGGCACAGTGACCTTGGTTACAGGCGCTACTACTGGCGACATTCTTACTATCTATCGCTTAACTGCAGCGGAACGGCTTACTGACTACCAAAACAGCGGGGACTTCTTATCTGATGAAGTTAATTCTGATTTTGATAGATTGTGGGCGGTGATTCAAGAGAACACAACGTCTACTGATTTTTTCTTACAGTTAAAGCAGACGACCGAACTAACATTGCCTTTTGAGTTAGATGAGCCTGTAGCAAGCAATATACTCCGTTATAAAGCTGATCTAACAGGAATAGAAAACGTTCCTTTAAGCTCAATACCGGAAGCATCAACAGCGGCTGATTTACCTTATGATAATTCAACATCTGGGCTTACTGCTGTAGAAGTTCAAGCGGCTATTGATGAGGTAGTGGTCGATATTGCTGGTAAGGCTGATTTAACCGGCGCAGCATTTACCGGCGCCGTATCGGTAGCGGGTGCAGTATCATCAACGGCGGGAAACGTAAATCTAAAAACCAATACGCCGCTATCTGATGCGGCGGCAACACTTACGGCGGCTCAGTTGATTGGTGGTGAATTTACTATCACGCCTACTGTTGCAAGAATACAAACTACCGATACAGCAGCGAATATTATAGCGGCTTTAGGTGGCAGTGTAGATAATAGCAACTTTGATATTGCCATGATTAACCTTGCTGCTTTTGATGTCACTATTGCAGCTGGTGTTGGGGTAACGCTAGTTGGTAATATGGTGGTTAATGATGGGAGCGCTACATTTAGAGTAAGGCGTTTAACTTCTTCAACTGTTAGTGTAACGCGGCTTGAGACTGGATCAGGCGGTGCATCGGTTTTTACTGAGTCATTCACCAGTGCAGAGCAAACGATAACGGGCGCGGGAGCGTTAACTATCGCTCACGGGCTTACGTCTAAACCTACTCTGACGCAGTGTAGCGCTATATGCAAAATTGCTGATAACGGGTATTCTATTGGGGATGATATACAGATTCAAACAGGTTGGTCACAAACAAACAGGGGTGTATCTTTGGATCGGAATGCAACAAATTTACTTATAAAGTTTGGTTCAGAAGCAGCACCTTTATATTACCTAAGTAAAACAACAGGCGCTCCGGTGGCGTTAACCAACGCAAGCTGGAGATTAGTAGTGAGGGCATTCGTATGATTAAACATTATGTAGATTCAGAAGGTAATTCATTAGGTTCTTTCGATGGCGCAACGCCTCCAGATGGAGCTATTGAGGTGGCGATAGCACCTAATCATGGGCTTGAGATATGGAACGGCTCAGGATGGGACGCTGCGCCGCTATCAAGGGGGGAGTTAATGTATGCCGGGGTTTTGATTGATGGCGTTATGTGCAGCGCATTAAAAGAAGATCAATGGGGCTTGAACTCTATTAAGGCTTTCGTTGTTGCGGGAACTGACGTGCCTTTTGAGTTTGTCAACGGAAACACACTAACTTTAACATCATCAAATATCGCAGCGTTTGAAGCAGCATGGATACCGTTTCGTTTTAGCTTTTTCTAGGTAAAGGATTTGTATGCTAGTAGTAATATATGAAACTAAGTTCACATCGTTGTTTAGTGTGGTTTGCTCTCTGGTCACTGCAAGCGGGTACAGTCACGGCGCTATTTTAAATAATGGCGTTTTATATGATACTACGTTCAGTCGCGGCCATTTTGACCTTGCGCCACCTGTTGACGACAATCGAAAGGTGGCCGTAATAGAGATTAATGGTGATTGTGACGAATGGATCACTGCAAACTTAGGCACAAAATATGATACTTTTGGGCTGTTGTTTTGGTTCTTTAGAGTGGCAACGGCTGGGAGAATGTATTGTTTTAATGTAGTGGAAAAAGCGCTATCCAGCAATAATGTTCATCTTGATTTGAAGTGGCGTAAGTCTGGCGGTAACATTCTAACTGCGCTGCTAAATAAAGATTATGAAGTTAAGGTTTTGATGGGCAAGAAATTCAACGAGAGATACATAAAAAAACCGCCCGGTTAAAGGGGCGGCAAAGGAGGAAATCTTTGGATTTGACGTTAATCATACACTATTTTTTATCAATTAGCCGCTTCCAATCTTCTGGATTATAAATAGCTTCAGTTGCTTCACGCTGTAACTGAGCTTTTGTCTCATCGCTAATACTATCCCAGTTTCGCAATATATCACTCACAACCCTATGCGCTGCCGCCGTGGGTCTACGGTGAGCGTATCTTGCTGCAAATACATACATTGACTCGCTCATCACTTACCCCTTATCTGTGTTATGTGGTTAATTGAAGGCACGACCAAACTAAACTAGACAGTACAGACGCAAAACCAATTAATACGGCATGCACCGTTGCGCCAATCTTTACAGCCTCTACATAATCTGTCATGTGCCCAACCATCGCATCCCCAATCAACGGCATCACGCAAGTTAAATAGAAAATCACCACAATAATCCACGCTAGCAGATCCATAAATCACCTCTTAGTAGCTGTATAGTTATTTAATTAAGCAAGTCTCTAACTAGCTTAGTGCTTGCCCAATCTCTATATGTAAAGCATTTAGTAAAGCAGCTTCCTGATTTTACTAGCATATACTTTTTTATAAGCTCTTTTGCTGTATCTTCACTGATAGCAAGCCTTATGTGGCTCTTGCCGTTCTTGACTTTACACAATAAGAACTTTCCGCAACTATCTGTAATAAACATATCTCGACAAATTCTAGGGGATTTAGTGCCTTTTCTTAATGTTGTTTTTTTCCACTCCATCATATTCACCTGTTAGTTATGGCTCGTATCGTGAGCCAACCGCTACAATCACCTTCACACTATATTCACAAATTTGAGCAGGGCGAATCCCCACATGAGGCACCCACTAAACCGTATCAATAAATGCTTTGCCTGTTTTGGTTCTGTGGAACGGCTAGGCTTGCAGTGCCAGTGTTATATGCGCCACCGCTGGCTGGGCTGTTGCTTATTTGTTAGTTATGCCATCCTTGGCTTTTCTCCCTGTTCTACGTCCAAATTCTAATTAATGTTGTAACGACAATTACAGCAATAGACAGCATTAATGTGATCACAACGGCGCCCCCGTAAATATAACTCCCCTCGAAAAACCTCATATCTTTATCAAAATGAACGCATGCAAATGCTAGAAATGCAAATAACACTGCTGTACTCTGAATAGCTTCTATCATCTTCTTACCCTCTATTATGGCGGCTATTAACCGCCGTGGTTATGCTAAAACGGGATGTCATCATCGAATGAATCATTCAACAACCCAGACTCGCCATTTTTTGGGTGCAGCGGTATATGTTGCTGACTAACACCCATAGGCTGATTTTGCGGTGGTGCTTGCTGGTATTGCTGCGGCTGTTGTGGTGCTTGCGGTCGCTGCTGTGGGGTTTGTTGCTGTGCTGCTGCGCCACCCTCGCCATTACTAACGAAATCAAAGCTCACCAGCTTGCATTTAAGTTTAAACCCTTTTCCGCTACCATCCGGCTTATCCCACTCATCAATACCCACGTCATCAGCATAAATAACTATTTGTTTTCCTTTCGCTATATACTCTACAACCTTAGTGCAGCGATCACCAAACATTACGCACTCAATCCACTGGGCTTTTTTCTTGTCGCCAAACCCTATATCATACACGGCGGGAAAGCTCATTATTGCCGTGCCAGTGGCTAAATATTTAAGTTCTGCGTCACGGCCTATTCTTACTAATTTTGTTAACATGCTGTATTCCTCTGGTTTATTTAATTCTTAATGATGGTTCTGATTTAATTAGTGTTGCACCTTCTACGCTGTCGGGATCACCCTTTAATGCCTGCATTATTGCCCGTTTGTCTGGTGTAATGCTTGTTTTTACCGTTAGGTATTCAGAGTCGATTGCGTCCTCATCGTAAACGCTGACAATATCACGCCCTTTTGCTAAAGTAATAGAAAACAGCGGGCACTTAATATTAGTAATATCCAGCGCAATCATATTGTTCTTTAAGTAATCCCTGATGTTATCATTTCGGTTCTGGATCACTTTTTTTCGTTTCTGTAGTCGCTCAATTTCTGAATCTATCTTTTCTATATCTAAAGACATTTCACTAATTACGTGAGTTACTGAAACCGCCTTATCATTGAAAGCACCCTCGATAGCCTCCAGCGTGTCGGTTATTGACTCCTGAGTTAGCTCTGACTCTGGATCGCTTGCCATATTGCACAATTCTAAATACTGGCCTGTTATGTTTCTAAGTTGCATTTTCTTTCTCCTCAAGCTCTAATTTTCGCTTATCTCTAGCGCGAGTTACTTTAATAATTGATTTATCATCTGCTTTGCTTTTACATCGGCGCACCATTAGGTTAAAAACCTTTATAAGCTCATTCATGGACACAGCCGTCTGGACAAACGTCATGTGATCAGAAAACCACTTATCGTACTCCTGAGCCTGTTTTAGTGCCTCTGAGTCCTTATCTTGGGCTTTTGCCATAGCTTCCTCATTAGCTCGGTCTTGAACATAGTCTTGATCATCAAAGTCACCCATAAACACATCGGCGCAAAAGCCAAGACGAGACAATGCTTTACTGATAGTGTTCGTCTCTACTTTTTTCGGCCAATCTTCGTCTGACTTAGCGCCCATCATTGGCTTAATTGCATTATGAATAGGGAACTCATACCGCTTATCGTCTTGCACGTAGAAAAACACAGCTTCATGCACAATCATTCCGGTGGCTTCCAGTATTTCGAGATTAAATTTTGTTTGTGATAAACCCCATCCTTTGCCATACATGCCGAATATTTCGGTTGCTTTCTTGGTCTGGTACATCGCGTCGATCGCAGTAAACCCGCCGCGCTGCGTCACTCTTTTTGTATAAGCTGGATCGGTCTTATCGACTCTATCCCATACTTTCATTAATTCGCTCATTTCCCCACCTCGATTTGCTCGTTTATTTTTTGATCTTCGTAGTCCATTGTCCCCGCAACAAGAAAGCAAGAAACGATGATCAATATACCTATTGCGCGTGGTATTTTATTAATTATGTTCAAAATGAAGTAACCTCCGTTATAAGCGCTTGGTATCTGTCGTATTGCTCTTTTGTTGCCGGGTATTCAATGCAGTCATGTTTAATCGTATATGTTTTCTCTACATATTTACGCGCATATTTGTAATTCTGAATCGTCCCCATATCGCTTGCGGTAACAATAGGATAATCACCATCGTAAGATTTAACTTTTGAAGCATCCGCAACAAAATAGACTTTTTCTACGATGAA